TGACTTGGACAGATTTAATAAAGAAATCGCTTTGGAAGGCGTACCTGCTTTCGGTATGGGATTGGGTATTAACACTGGTAGTGTTGTTGTGGGTAACATGGGAAGTTCTCAGCGTTTTGATTACACATGTTTGGGTGATACTGTTAATTTGGCTTCGAGGTTAGAAGGTCAATCAAAACCATATCATGTGAAGATGGTTATTGGTCCTGAAACATATGAGTATGTTAAGGACGAATATCTCTGCTTAGAGCTTGATTGTCTTGCTGTAAAAGGTAAAGCTATAGGTGTTCATATCTATACGATCGTTAATAAGAACGGATTGAATATAGCTGCTTCTCGTTTTCATGCAGCATTCATTCAGTACTATCGTGAAATGGCATGGGATCAAGCTTTAAAATTTATACCGCATTTAGAGCAAGCTTTCGAAGGTGAAATGAAAGAATATTATCAGATGATGAGAGATCGTATCGAAGAATATAAAGTAACTCCACCAGGAGTTTGGTATGACGGAGAGCAGATCTGGGATGGCGTATTTCGTACCAACAGCAAGTAAGATATTATATTTTCTTATCTTTTTTGTCTGGCTCTTGCTCGGTATTTTTTTGTGGCACAGATACGGACCCATCATCTACTTTGACAGCATCGTGATGATGCTTGGCTGCTAATTCTTCGGCAGCTTTGACCTGCTTATCAGCAGCTTCAAGTTCTCGTTTCTGAGCTTTGGCTGCTGTTTCTACGTCATGTAGATGTCTCTCAGATTCAATCTCTTTACCACGTAACTGAAGAACGATAATGATTTTTTGGTTCAAACGGATCAAATCATTATCAAGCATACGGATACGATCAATCAATGCTATCAACACCGTTGAAGCTTCGCTTGTGACTGGTTTGATCTCTTTTGTTGCCCAGGTCCAAACATAATAGATCATGTATCCCATACCACCAGCAGCAACAATAGGGAAGCCATATTTGTTAATTAATTCTGCCAAACCGCCCATCTTATTTTTCCTTTAAAAATTTCTTTATCAACTTTTTCTCTCTGGTTATCAGATATACCCGATCATTTAAAAGTACAGTATAATAAGATATACCATTTCTAGCTCTTTCGACAATCTCGATTTTAATCGCGTCTTGCGTCATTTTTACCATCAGCTCTTGCGATACGATCAACATCTGGCTTTACGCCAAGAGCATTAGAAACTAGAGTGTCAATACGGATAACGTCATGGTTCATTGTCTTTACTCGATTGTCCAGTGCGGTGATAATGCCAGATAGACCCTTGACATTGGACATAACACCTGCTAGAATGAATTTCATCGTTAGGAATACAAAATATCCACCAGCGCATGCAGCTGCGATAGGAAAACCAACTTCTGCTACTAATTTAAACCATTCATCCATAGTCAACTCCTGTTTTTACAGTTATTTATAAATAGAAGGTTCGTTATAGTTATTTTGCCTTCGTAATGTATTTGATGGATCGTATATCCTGAGTAACGTGCTGTTGGTCAAATAGGGTTAACAGTTAAATTTTAATATAAACATTATTATGGATTACAGTATGTCAATTAAAAAGATTATAGTGTTTGGTGATTTTCTTTTCGGAAGTATACCACAGCCACTGAAAAGTGCTGCGGTATTACGCATTTCGTACATGTTAAGAAAAGAAGGGTTTGAAGTTAAACAAGTGCATCATTGCACACTATTTGATATGAATGAGATAGAAACTATAATTCGAAACTTTTCCAAAAACGAACCTGTAGTCGTTTGTGTCAGTACCTCTTTTCTGGCTAATCTAGACAAAAGGGATATTTCTGAAAATAAAAAGGATGTTTTAGATTATTGGGGCGAGCCAAGCATAAAGTTTCTAGTGTCTTTGGGGGTTGTTTGTAAGAAATTAAACATCACTACATTTTTGGGTGGATGGAATGTTAAAAATCCTTTACCAAAACCATTTTCTATTATTTTAAATTATTACACACATATTATTTCTGGCAATAACGTAGACAATATCATCAGTTATTGCAACGGCACAAAAACTCCTTCTCAGATTTTAGAATCTTCAAAAATTATTGATTTTACAGATATGGCTTCTTCTGTATTACCAGAAGACAATATCGCAAAAAACGAAGCATTGATAACAGAACTAGCGGCTGGTTGTATATTCAGTTGTTCGTTTTGTGATTATGCTGCTTTGGGTAAAAAGAAAACAGAATTCGTTAGATCTTATGATAGTTTGAAAAGAGAATTTATCAATAATTATGAAAAGTTCGGAACCAGGGTTTACACTTTAACAGATAATATCATTAATGATTATTACGAAAAGGTTCAATACCTGATTAAGATCAGGGAAGAAACAGGTATTGATATTAGGTGGGTCGGTTATGTGAGATTGGACACTATCAAGAATAAAGAGCAAGTCCAGCTACTTAAAGATTCTGGAATGGCGGGTGCTATTTTTGGTATAGAATCTTTTAAGAAAGAAACTGGTCCATATATCGGTAAAATGACAGATAAACAAAAATTGATAAATTCACTTAACGTGTTCAGGGATACAGTTGGTGACACTTGCATAACTACAGGATCTTTTATCGCAGGACTACCAACTGAAACTCCTGACGAATTGACAACGACATTCGAGTGGTTAAATTCTATAGAAGGTTCAAACCTTTTGGACACCAATTTCTTCACACCATTAGCTTTGTATGAAGATAATGAGAATAAAAATGATATCAATAAATCTAGGAACAATCCATTTAAAGATTATCAGAAACATGTGAATGGAGAAATATGGGTAAGCCCTTGGGGTAAATTCAGCGATTATAAAAACCTAGTTGTGGAATTTCACAACAGAAAAGAAAATAAGCAAAGCATGAGAGGTGGAGCTTTTTCTCTACCCATGTATCATAATTGTGGTTTCGAAATAGAGCAAGCTATTATGTCTAAAAGAAAAAACCTCCCAATTGTGGAAGGTTTTAGAGTAAACAGAAGCGATTTTCTATCAGAATATAAATCTAAAATTTTGAGCTAGGGACCGAATATTTCCAAAACCCTGTTGACGTATTTGTTCCTATCCATGACAAATGTTTGCGGAACATCATCATCAACCGCTATCAAAATCGCGATCTGAGGGACAGCAAACTTATATGTCCACTCAAACATCATAGAGTAAACAGTGGATTGAATGAAATAGTTTTCAATCCACTCTTCCTTTTTGGGTTTGCGAGAAGTTTTAAAATCGATGACAGACAATTTACCATCATACTCAGCAATAAGGTCTGTCCTGCCAGCACATTTCAAAGACTTAGAATATAAAGGTAGCTCTATACCTAAAATGTTATCTACATGATCATCTAAAAGAGGTTTAAAATGGTTCATGAATGTGTCGACATTCGCAGGCATTTCATTACCTTTGAAGTTTTCTTCATTCAACAGATAACGTTCAGCAATAGCATGCACAGAAGTACCCCTGCGAGCTGCTTGATTAGAAATTCGGTTAGCTTCAGCTTCGCCAACTTTCTTTTTCCACTCAAGCAGCGCTGTTTTATCCGTCTTTTCGCCGATAATGGTAGTGACGGATTTTAACTTCGTCACTCCATCAGGCAAAACGTAATAACGTGAACCATTGATATTTTCAGTGCATAACTCTGTGAACGGTACGAAGTTATGCTTAAATGATTTATGCGACAATTTTCAACCTATCTTTTTGAATTATATAATCTTTGACCATGGCACTACGAACAATGTCTTGCTCGTTGAAATCGATAAAGGTGAAAGACTTCAACTTTTCGATAATACGCATAAAATCAACTAGACCATTACGTTCATGTTCTTTCGTAAAATCAGACTGCCTAAAGTCTCCTGAAAATACGATCCTACAATTTTTACCAACACGAGTAATCACAGAATCTAACTCGTGTAGGGTCATATTGGCTATCTCGTCAACGACAATGATACAATCATTGAGAGTAATGCCACGTATGAAAGAAGTAGATATGAATTCAATGATGCCTTTGTTTTTAAGATATTCATAAGAGTCGCCCCTGCCAAATAATTCTGTACAAATTGCTGTATATGGAGCTTCATAAACTTTCGCTTTCTCTTTCGAGTTACCAGGAAGAAACCCCATATCTCTAGTAGGCACTACACTTCTGACTATAACAACTTTCTTATAATTGCTATTGTCGCTTAGTACTTCTTTTAGCGCAAGGTACATAGATATGTAACTTTTACCAGTACCCGCCATACCGTGTAGCATTAGATTTTTACCGGAATCATAAGCTTCGAAAGAGAGCCTCTGATTTTTTGTTAAAGGTTCAACATATTTCAGTTTGAAATTTAATTTCTCTTGAATGTTGTTACCTCTATCACCAGTTTGGCGAAGAATTCTTTTTTCTTTTCTTGTTAATCTACTAGAAGCTTCCATAGTAACCTTCTTAAAAAGTGTTAATGGTGCTTTTGCTAATACCCCCAGAATGTTTCTTTTTTATATCTTTTAAAAGATCACGAAAACCTTCATCAGGTTTCCCATTTCCTCTACCAGAATGAAGCATTGGCGCACCATTTACGAGTTGCGTTAAGTTATTGTTTTCTCGAAGATAAACTTCGAGCTCAGAGATCTTCATGAACTCTGTGTATTCTTCACCCGTATCATTATTAATAAATCTGTAAGTCGGCATTAAGCTTTTCCATTCATGAGATCTTCAATCTCATTTTCGACGATATAATCGTAGTCTTCGGGAGTTAAACCATTTTCTTCGTTTTCCAAAAGAGCATCTATGTCCTTGGTGCGTAAGGCACGATCGACCCTCTTTTGCTTTTTCTTATCTAGATAATTACTACGATTGTCAGAATATTCTTCTTCATCATCGTAAGAATAATCGTTTTTACGGAACTTCTTAATTTGCTGTTTGCTCATTGGGGATTAATCCTGGGAGTCCTTCTGTTACGTGTTGGATGGTGATGCCCTTGATGGGCTTCTTTTCTTTCATTGTACAAATGAGTTCGGCATCTTTAGGATCCAAAGTTTCTAGGAACTCGATAAACATCGCCTCTTTTTTGGCAGGTTTAATATCTGATCTGAAACCTTTAATGAAATAATGAAGCTTACGAGCTTCATGGATCAAAATACCCTGCTGATCTACCAAATCATTTTTTTTAAAAGGAGGTACACCTGGAGGAAGATCCCAAACTACATTAGGATCATATCCAGACTGCAACACAGCTCTCAAAACGAAACTGTCGTTTGCCTTAATAGCGTCTATCTTTTCTTGAGTTTTCTTGAGTTTGGAAACCTTATCAAGGAACTCTGCTACACCAATTTGCATTTTTAAAACTCCGATATATGTTCTGTTAGATTTTTAAGTTTGTTTGTGATAAAATAATTCATAAGTTTAGATCGATCCCTATTATTTTGAGCGTCATAAGATTCTACAACCTTTGCGCCAATTTCTTTAGGTATCATTCTCAAATCAATAAGGGTTTTGTTACGCATGAAATTACGAGCGAGTGGATGATCTGATTTACTCTCAAGACCAAGCTCGATAAATGCATCGATTTTCTTTTGGGTCATCGGCTTCTGACGTTCCCCAACAACAAAACAATTGTCAGAAGAAAGTATGTTAGGAACGCCATCGCCACTGTCTCCCTTAAGAATATGCTCTTCTAGATAACGATCAGGATCAGGATGACTGACAAACTTTTTACGAGTAGGATCGTACTGCGTGACATTACCATAAGAATGAAGTTGGATGAAATCTTTGTCACCAGAAAGAATCAAAATCTTTTCGAAAGGATTGACTCTAACAAGCGTGCTGATGATATCATCCGCTTCGGCTGATTCGATATCGATAACTCTGTAGGGGAAAAATTCTTTTAGTTCGGCACGGATCTTATTCAAGCACTCGAACAATTGACGCCAATCAAGCTCTGAATTTTCAGTAGCTTTTCTACGATTGGCCTTGTAGTATGGGAAAATCTGTTTGCGCCAGTAGTTAGTGTTATCGCAAGCGATAACCATCTCACCGTAATCTGAGCTAAACTTTGTCTTGTAAGAGCGCAGAGAATTTAGGATCATATGGCGAACCATATTTTCTTCCAACTGGGCATTAGTGTGGTTGCCTAGTTGCATCATAAGATTGGATAGCATCACTTGACTGAAGTCAACAATAATCACATTTCACCTTTAGGCTGTTTCACTCTTTTTGAGTTCTAAGTTCAATTTATCAACTATTCTCAATGCGCCGATTTCTATTTCGTCAGGAAAGAAAACTCCATCTGAGATTTGTTGAAACGGATGGTATATGTCATAGTATTTACACATAAGAGATCTGAGAGATTCTATTATAAAAGCACCATCTTTAATGTCAGTTTCCTCTTCGTTTGAAATAGGAAACCCAGCAATTTCTAGTTGATTGAATATGATAGGGGCGAGATTAGCTATCGTTTCTTGTATATGATAGTGCCTCATCATCTCTATATTATTTTTAATTTCTTCAATGCTAGTCTGCTTTTGAATATTTATATTCTGTTTCGGGAAAGGTATTATGTTGCTAGTACTCATTTAATTTATTTTACCCCGTTTTGGATAAAAAGTCAACTACTATTTTATTTAGAGTTTGACACTTTTTGGATCAATAGCGTGATTGCTACGAATGTGTTGCGCGATAGAGTGCATAATGATTTGATGACAGTCTTCGACAACGCCGTAATTATTAAAATTGACATGAACGCAAATCTGGGCTAATTCTTTAACTAACCCGCCACTAAACCCCACGAGCGCCATAGTAGTCATATTTTGCTTTTTCGCCGCCTTTAACGCATTGATAACATTGGCGGAATTTCCACTAGAACTGATTACGAGTAATCCAGCGCCACTTTTACCAAACCACTCTATCTGTTTTGAAAAGATTTGATCATAGTTTGTATCATTGGCGATTGCTGTAGTTAAAGAGACATTGGAGCCTAGAGATATTACGAAAGGCGAGAGATTAGTATCGGTGCATATACCTTTGGTATGATCACAAGACATATGTTCAGCTATAGCTGCCGATCCACCATTACCACAAACCAATAGTGGATAACCATATTTAGCAAGCCTGAAAATTTCTTGCTTCATCATACTCAACCATTCAATATCTACCGTGCTTAAAGCTTCATCAATCATTTTACGGTAATTTTGAAAATCTTTTTCCATACTCATTTTTGCATCTCAATAGTTGAGCCATGATAGTCGAATTTTATAGGAAAGTGCATATAATATTTAGACATCTCGTCATAAACTTTACGGCGATCTTTTCCTTTTGCGTAAAGAAGAAGGTATCCTCCACCACCAGCACCTAATATTTTACCACCAAGAGCTCCAGCTTGCATAGCCCTTTCGTACATTTCATCAATGCCTTGATTGGAGATGTTACTTGATAACTTTTTCTTAATTTGCCAGCCTTCATTCAGTAGAGCTCCGAAATCATCAAACTTATAGGACTCTAACAATTTTACTGAT